AGGTTCCGGTTTAACTGGAGCTGCATTTTCAGGATATTCAAATTTATATTTGTCGCCGTCTGGAATTGGATCTAACTCCAAAGATTTAAGATAATCATTCTTTGTTGCCACGTTTGCAGCATAAGCCAAATCGAGAGCACGGCTAACCATATACATGGCCGTTGCCTTTTCTTTATATGCCTCCTGTAATGCCTGAACGTGCGAGAAATCAGTTTTTAACTCAAAACCATACTTACGCATATTTAAGCGATCAGTATAGTAAGAGTCTTCATTTTCGACTAAAGGAATAACAGTGTCTTGATAAAGTCTTCGAACCGATTGAACTTGATTTTCAAATGTTGCGTTTTTTGTGTAGGTTTTGTAAAGTTCTGCAGGAATACCGAATCCGTTCGATATGATCATAGCGTTGTTACTGAACTCGTCATAGATGCCAAGTTCAGCACTATTCATGATTGTTTTAGTGTATGTAATATCGGAATAACTGATTAAGAATTGATTTTGATTGTGAAGTAATCCGTAATCAGACTTGAAAGTCCTGTCAATTTCTTCTTTTTGTTTTGGTTGTAATGGTGTCTGAGTCCCGGTTCCGTCCTTCGTATTGGCCGATATAATCCCTTGCATTCCCCTACTTTTCAAAATTATATTCATTGCCTCAAAAGCAAGTTGAGTATTGGTAATTGGCATTTTTAAAACTTCCAATCGTGAAGATCCCATTATTGAATTGCCAATATCTGAAAAGTTGCAGTCATTGAATTGAATGATGCTTTTAGGTTCAAACAAACGAACCGGAGAAACATTGTTTAATGAGTAACGTGATATAATGCCATCAATAGTTATTTGATCGTATATACGGCCTGTCTGCTCAACTGTGACGTATTCAGACGGGAGGTTATACATTGTCTGAATAGTGACTATATCAGTATCAAAGTTTTCTAAAGGATTGTTAAGATAAACGTAATTATTCCCGAACGTAAAAAACATGTAATACCGTTCGTAGTTAAATTCTTTGTGTGACTGCAAAGGGTTGGGCCGATCGATAAATAATCGACGTGCATTTTTTATGCCTGCTTTATTTGAGTTCCAGGGTATTTCTTTGCCGTTTAAATCAACCAGGTATTTCTTACCATTTGCGGCAGCGTTAGCAAGTATCGATATACACCCGTTTAAGACCGGATTACTCGCGACGGCTTCACGGTGTTGAGTTGCATTTGATAATGAAAGCCAAGCAGGTTTATCAACAAGGTATTGATATGTAGAGGTGTTTATATTAGTTCGACTTATTCCAGATCGTTTGCCGAATATTTTTGATAAGAAATTATTCTCTTCGAACATGCTTAACTTATATTTTTACCCTACAAATATAATAAAATTTCACATAAACTAATAATTTAAGATTTATTTTAGATGTTTAAAAACATGTTTTAAAGTTCGGGTTTCCAGTTATCGGAGTATTTCTCGTTACTTTACTTTCGGCTTCTTTAAAAAGATCATAAATAGCGTTTATTCTTAATGCTATATCTGCCTTTAACGCCGGACTTATTTGACTTTGCAACATTATAGCATAGTCTTTTGACATTTGTCGTAATTCAGTAAGAGTGTAATTTGAATACTCAATTTTTATTTGATCTTTAGTTTGCATTGAGTTAAATCTTAAATAAATAACTAAGATCACGGCCTTTTAATTCTTTATTTGAATTTACAGTTGATACAACTAAATCAATTGAGTGCTCATTTGCTTTTTGAAGTATCGCCTCAATCCCTTCCATGTGCCTCTTATGCGCACTTGAACAGTTGAATGATTTAACGTTCTTGTAGCCGAATGCTTTTGCAATATCGGCATGAGACAAGTGGGCGGCTTTAATGTTTGGGTATTTCATTTTGAATCTGTTTTAAATTGTTGTAAATATATTGTTTTTGCTAATAAATATTAGATCAATCGTGATTTATTTTTTAATTTTTTGGGTGATATCTGTTACTTGTAGTACAACTTGGAGAGCAAAATTTATTATCTGGTTTTGATTTATCGCGCTTCGCCGCAATAAACTCTTTTCCGCAATAATTACACTTACCGATATATGAAACTTTGTTTATTTCGCGTCGTAGATGATCGCCACATTTCACGCTACAGCATTTTGAATCTGACATTACAGACAAAAAATCTTTTCCGCAATTGGCACACACGAGATTTTTAACTTTTCTTATGCAATTTCTTGAATTTTCACTGTGCCATTTTAGTCCGGCTTCGCTTCTATGCCATTCTGCCGCCTTATCGCTATTGTCCCTTAACGTTTTAATTGCATTATTTCTATACTCTTCATTCTTGAAATTATTTTTACTGTGTTCTGAAAGATGCAACTTTGTTTCTATGCATTCTAAATTTTCAATATTGTTATTGAATGTGTTGCCATCCTTATGGTGAATGCAGTGTCCTTTAGGAATCGCCATTTTATTATTAAATTCCCATATTGCACAATGAAGCCCCTTTGCGCCTTTTCTTTGTGAATTTATCTTAGTTTGACTAAGGTAATACTTTTTTGCTCCCATCAATTTATATTCAATCCCATTGAAAATAATAGTTTCTTGTATTTCCATAATTTATAAATCTTTAAAATAATAGCAAAGATATATATTTTAAATGGAATAAACTACTGTTCGCTACTATTTTTAAATAAGCCGTGATATTTTTCAAGGTATTGGCATAGGCCTACGGTGCTGTCTGCTGCGTCATCTTTATCTTTAGAGGTTTTCATTAATCGCGTAACTTGGTCAATAAACTTTTGAAGCGTATCGTTAGGATTCTCGGGAAAGTAAAAGTTGTTTTTAATCAATCCAGAATTAGCAAGAATACGCCCCATCTTATTCGCTTTGGCATATTGTCCGAATACTTCAAGTTGTGGCATTAGTTCGCGGATTCTGCGCCCAAAATAAGCCCCGAATGAATTAGATTCAATAACTAAGTTACTGATATTACATTCTTTTACTTTGCTCTGAACCTGGCCTTCTTGTATCGTTAAATTTAACTGATCAAAGATTGCATCAAAGATATAAACCCGATCACCATACACGCGCGCAATAGGCATAGCGAAGTTGTCCTGCCCTTCATCGGCGCAATCAGCAAAAGCAATAGTAAAATAATTAACATTCTCAGGAAATTCCGAATACCTTTTAAGCGAACTTTTAGGAAATACCAACCCGTCAACCTCTGTTATCCAACCACCTAACACGATGTTATTGTACTCGTCCGGTTCATCTACTTTCATTCGTTCGTAGTCTGCCAAAATGTTTTTAGGCATCAAATCGAAGTCGCAATCCAGATATGATGAATGAATATACATCACGTTATCAACTATGCAATTATCCCCACCTTGCAGTCCTTTCTTCTCGAAGAACTCTTTAAATATCCAATGTTCCCGATCGGTGGGATTAAGTATTAATATCGAAAGGTTACGTTTATCCGTGTCTCTGATCGAATAGAATATCTTTTTGAATGTCTTGTAGTCGGGAAGTTCTTCGGCTTCGTCGTTAACAAATAGATTGAATCCGGATAATGATTTTAAGTTGGCCGTCTGACTTTTTTGACCTGGTTTAATTCCTTTGAATGAGATCCGGTTTTTATCTGTTTCAATGTGTGATTCGGTGTCTTTAACCCTGCCCTGATATCCCAATAAGCTGATCTTATCGCTTACTTCTGGTTTTACTGAATCGGTTATAGTGCTATTTGTAAACCTTGTATAAAGGATATTCCAATTGTAGTCAACCAATGCGAGAATTGAGAATATTGAGACTGAAAATGATTTTAAAGAGTAGCGGCCACCAGTAATAATAACTGTATCAACTTCGGGATGAAAGTTGTCGTCAAACAATCTGAATAACGGTTGAAACTTACTTGAGATCTTTAGTTCGCTCATTCTGGAAGTCGCTAAATACTATCGTGGTTGGAGTTATTGAGTTGCCATTTGTAGTTATATCGCTTTTAACCGGAAGATTGTAGCCCAGCATTTTATTGATTAAATCGATTGCGGTTGTTTTTGGGAATAGCTTAATTTTGACAAACTTAATTTCTGCATTAACTTCATCGTCTCCATCAGTTTTATAAGTTCGATATTCAGTCTTTGTATCAATGCTTTCAATAGCTGATAACAGGGCAGGATTAGCCTCTTTAATCTCATTCCAATTGGTCAATTCAATCCAATCATCATGCAAATTTGAAATGCAAGAATAAGCGATTTTTGCAAGCTCTTGAAGGTTTCTTAATTTGGATATTCCGGCCTCTTCTTCGAGGTTATTTTTGATGAATGCAATGTATTGCTGAATATGGCTTTTAGTTAAGTTTTGTGAAGCTATCTCTTTGGCCGTATCTTCGCTATATCCGGCCTGTCTTGCTGACCTTGCGCCATTCCAATCAATAATATATTGGTGGCAGAAAACACGCTCTT